AAGGTAAATCAGGCCACGAGTGTTGTCAGCTCCACCAAATATTTCTATCTTCATGAAATCTCCTCTGGAAATGAGAGTGTGAACAGGGTTTTATACGTTCCGATGCACAGGAATTATGCACGTTTGCCTCTTCAGGCCATGCTTTAGCATGAGGAACCTGTGTGGGCTCGGTGCTTCATAGTCTACCACCCCTGAACTCTTCGTGCTCAGGCATAATAGAGAACCAGATATCTACGATGTCTTCCCACGTTAGGTCATCAGTCTCAGGATCTACCTGGAGCGAAGATGGAGAATCTTCAGAATCTAAGTTTTCCTCTTTCACTGGCTCAGCCAAGGGACATATAGTCACTCCTTTGGATGTCTCTTCAGATGCATGTGTGTTTATCATGTTCCACCCGTGAGTATTCCGGCAACAGCCGCTATGGACGTAATGATCATCAGGATCACCACTAAAACTTCGGACAATGTTCTCATTGTGTACTCCATATTCTCCAGACTATGTGTTGATACTATCACTGGAGCGGTAATGTGTCAACAGAAACGCCGCGAGGGTTTGGTTAAAATCCGAGCGTATGGTGATTTGGGTCAAAACGGACGTGCGTTCTCGCTACGCTCGAAAGATAGATTTGTTTGTAGGAAGCTCTTAAACGCTCTGTAATGAGATTAACTGCCCAAGGTATGCAATCGTGCACTAGATAAAGAAAAGGACGCCACAGAGCGTCCTAGGTGTCTTAAATTTGATATTTTGCTATACCCATGAGGGCTTATCAAGGTTGGAGTAGCTGAAAGGTGTCAAAAGGTGATTGTCAAAATCTCTCAAACTATCCAGATCTTTTTCCTCGTCCTGACACCATCTGTGCCTACATTTATTGTTGTAGTGCATAGAATGCATAGCGTTCTGCAACTTAACAGGCACAAGTGATTCGGGAGTAGATAGTATTGTTGGGTATGCCAGAACCACTTCAAACAGTGGAAACACATCGAAACTAAAGTCTACCTCTGCAGAGGTTGATGGCATATAGGAGTATTTAGCCGCCTTTGTAGACATAATCCACCTCACACAGGTTTGATAATACCTTCACCGAATAGCTCTTCGTATCTAATCTTATCCGGATCCCACTCCTGGATAATTTCGAAGACAATATCCAACCCAGGAATAATCACTTCTCCAGTGTCAAGTTTGGCAAGAACAAAACCAGAAGGCTGAATGGTTTCCCAGTTGCGACGATTGGAATAGAAGACCTCGAAAATATCACCGACCTTGATCTGTTGATCAAGATGTTCAAGATTCTCTTTCATATAGACGCAGCGGATTTTTCGTGCAGGCCATAGACCACCTGCATCACGTTCATTTAGCTCTTTCACAGTGATTGGCAGTCTCATAGCTGGTTCCTTTTGCAAATAGTGAAAGAGGGGCCGTAGCCCCTCTGCCATATTATTCTACAGAGCGTTTGAACAGAATGTCTGCCTCAGACATGTGCTCAACTTCTTCTTCAATCTTAGCGCGACGTTTTTCAGCTTCGTATCGGATATCAAACTCTGTAGCCACCAAAGATTTGATGAATTTAGGAGAATACAGGTGGTCCTGCTTCTCAACAAGAATGATATCCTTGATGGCATCTTTCAGATCTTTAATCTGAAGCTGGAGTTCCACCAGTTCTTCGATTGTTTTGCGAAGGCGATCACGTTCTGCAGTGTCAGAAGGAAGAGAGGTGAACAGTTCAACTTTAGATTTAGCCATAGTAAGAGTCTCCTTATGTTGTTTTAAATTAACGTTCTACAAAAATACCGTTCAGTTCAATAACCAGGAATTTCTGGTCTTCACTATCGTCTCGTGCCAGCACCTCACAGACGTATCGGTCATCCCCATCATCATCGCAGTCAAATACAAGACTGAGGACTTTATCATGGTAAACCTTCGCCACTACCGCCTCGTAAGTATTGCCGATTGTGAATCCAAGATAATCTCCGATGCATTTGACAACAACATGGTCGCCAGCATTCAAGTCAATCTTCGTCATTACTGCGCTCCTTGGGTAATAATACTGTATGTAAAACTTTAACCAGAGATGTGAATAACGCCCCAAAACACACCGATAGCGCTAAAACAGACAAGGCCATCATTAAAGCTTCAGTAAAATCAGTCACTCCTCACCTCTTGTTAGTCACTATACTGTCATTTATCCTTGCCGTCAAGAACTTTTTTAAATCTTTCAGGGATATCTCCTGTTCTTAGATAGTTCATGACCTCACAAGGTTCCCACTTGAATTTCTTACAGAGCAGGGCTGCTGAGATTGTTTCATTGCGAAAAGAAAGGATATTAATATCCCACTCTGAGAACCCCAACTTTCGAAGGGTAGCTACAGAAATCCTCACCGCAACCCAGCAGCAAAAACATGCAACAAACGCCACTGCTACAACCCACATCAGGATGTTCATATAAGCACCTTACTGAAATACAAGACACAGTGTTAAGGTTACTGACCAGCAAATAATTAGCAGGACCGTTGCAACCTTGGCAAGATTTATCATAGTGCCTCTAAGATTTCATATCCATCTGGTCGGAATACAAGCCACTCCGTGGCTCCGTTTGGTCGATACGCTTTATACAGAACAACCTGATCTCGGCACATGCACATAGCTACATAGTTTTCATCCACACCTGCAGCCTGCATTGCAGCTTCTTCTCCGGCAACTGCTTTGCTTACAACCTCCTTGGTAGGCAGGTGTGCGATCAGCTCGTCACCATCATTAATTCCAAAATGGCTGAGTTCTCCATTGGTATCTTTAATCTTAATCTTAACCAGATCTTTCATTAGTCTTCCTCCAGGTTCAAAGGCCCTAAGATTTCATATGCCAGATTAGAAGTTACCAGAGGGTCTTCTGCATCTTTAGTATTATACCATCCGTGAATAACCAGAGTCCCACTTTGTTTCATATCCAACTGGAACTGTTCTGCAGTTTCCTCATCCATCTCTAAGATCTCCATGAGGTATTTGATGTTAGGAAGGTATGCAGCTGTTACAGTTCCCTCCACCAAACCTTCAGGCCAACCTACATCTGGATGACAAGTAGGGACCAGGTTGGTAAGCTTAATGGTGTACGCTTTTTCTGCACGAGCCTTCAGTAACTGGTCAATCTTCATTATTCGTCCTCCTCTTCGGTGCCTGCTTCCAGTAATAAGTTAAGAATATCTTCTGCACAAGGTTCATAGAACTCTTGGCCTTCATTATCAATGATTCGGTAGTCATCTCCACAAATAATCAGAGAATCACTCTCAAAATTATCGAGGCCTTTAACAACGACAACACGATCGATTGCCATCATTGTAAGAACTTTATCGACATCTTCCTCTGCTACACCATACTGCAGCAGAATGTCTTTGGTAGGAGGAACAGCATCCACCACAACGCCGTTACCAAAACCTTCTGGAAGTTTAGCTAAAATATCTTCCGGAACCACATTCACATCAAAACCGGTAATTTCTACTTTCATTTACAGCACCTCTTCGTCAACTACTTCATAAAAATGGCTTGGGATTGCAATGGCGTTCTCGCCTTCACCTAAGAACACTGTCCCACTAACGATTAACATTAGAAGAACGTCTGCGATACCTTCCTCGGGGACGTTGCCAAAACCTTTAATCAGCTCGTAGGTTGGAAGATTTACCTCTAAGATGTCACCATCTTTAGAACGGAAATCAACACCGTCCTGAATCTCTGCCGTTTCAAGGTTTTTCAATTTAATCTTCATCAATCAGTCTCCTGTCTTGTTAAGATGAAGGTATTATTGCACACAGGGTTGGTGTTGTCAACACCTGTGTGGTATAAAATTACTGAAACAGTGCAGATAAATTACCTTCTGGTGGAAACTTATCTGCCAAGAACGGGGTCAGAACAGTAGCCTTCTGAAGATCTGGGGTCCACTCGTTGTTCAGAACATCCCAGTAGTACGCAATGTTGCTGTGTGGGTGCCGCATTACGAACTTTTTCCCTTCGTAGTCATCTGAAACCTCTACAGAAGAAATAACAACAGAATCTTCAAGGGTTTCTTCATAGAAAGATCCGCCTTCAAATTTCCAACGAGATGCAAGAGCCCCTGCCTTGAACGCTGCAGATAACGGACTGTCGGCAAGAACATACATTTCTTGCACTCTGTCGCTGCGATCTTTGCTTCTTACGTTGTACACAGTATTTGAGCTATACTCAACACGGTATAGGCTTACCATTACCGCACCTCCTCAATAACTTCCACATCTGAACCAACCACAAATGCAAAAGGACAGGTTTCATGAAAGACATCCGGATCGCCGCCAAGCTTGCTAACAATTTCTCCACCGCTGATAAACACAAGCTCACCGATATTCATCAGATTGCTGAAATAGTATCCATAATGATTAAAGAATGCAGCAGGGTCGGGCAGACTAGTAGCCTCAAGCACTACATCGGTTGAGGTTACTTTCTTATCATAACCTCTCGCCTTTTGAGATGCAAGATCTGCAGAATCCTCAGGCGACCGGAGATGCACAGGAATTGTTTCACCAATAAAGCGTACTTTCATATTATCACCCAACAACCATAGCTTCAAAAGGAGTCATGAACGAATAAATGGCATCATCATCTGCTTCAGGGAATGCTCCCAAAGACTTCATGTCTGAGCCCTTAACAAATACAAGGTTTTGATCAAAAGCTTCTTGGGGATCAATCCGATACATATCCCGTATGATATCACTTACCTCATCATCGAGAGGCGAGTATGCTGTGCACGTTTTTCCAATCAAGCTTTGAGAATCAGGGTATCCACCTGAAGTTTTAAAATAAACAATCATATAGTCTCACCTCTGGTAAGAGATGGGGATTCCTTTCCCACAAATAGTTACAAACCTTTCTTGTCGAGGAAAGTATGCTAACCTAAGCAGGATTACTCTTCTACAACCTCATACACATCAGGAGTTACAATCAACTCTTCTCCGTTACCCGGTGCAACAAACACCACCAGACCTTCAGGTGTGTGCTTTTTAGCCATCTCGATGACATCTTCTCGCAGAGCTGGCTCCATCAGATCAAAACCTTCACTCAAGGCATCACGAACCACCTTCATGTAGTCCACTGGTTGTGCTTCAACAATCATGCCTTCAACCAGTCCACAGTTTTTGTCTGCCAGCTCAGTTTTGAATAATTTAATTTTCATTTAGAGGTCTCCTCAATTATTTGATATCAATAGCCGTAACCTAACACATTAACTACAACTGCGATTGCAAACATAATTTCAAAGCATGCAATCTCTACATTTGGGACTAATTTCTTAATCACGCCCATTGTAGCACCTCATTCTCCAAAGTCAATTTTTACTTTGCCTTTCCCCTTACCTTTCTTTCCACCACATTTAGCCAGCTGACGTGCTGCAACATCTACCATACGGTCAGTTGCCTCGTAAGCATCACTGCCTTTAGCTTTGGCAATAACTTCTTTTCCAGAAGTGTCAAAAATGAACGCCATAACTTCCTGGTGATCATTTTCAACTTTTACACTTACACGTGCATGATTTACAGAAGGATGTAGACGCTCCAGTTTTGACATTTTGTGGGAAATGAAAGACACCATACCTTCGGTGATTTCTACGTTGCCAGTGATCTCAATTTGCATAACGTGCTCCTCTCAAGGAAGGGAGAATAACAACCCTCTCTCTTTGAAAACAATAATACTATAGCTGAAGCGTTGTGTCAACAGTTTTTACAGCTTGTTGTCGATAGTATCTAAAATATCTACAGCAAGATCTGCCATTTTTCGAACATACTCTGCAAACTCAACAGGATCTTTGATCAAAGAATTCACAGGGTCGTACCCTAGAGCGTTCAAAATGGCTGCAGCATCTACAACCTTTTCATCATTTGCAAAGATCTCTCCGTCAAACTTATAGGTCCATTTTGAGTCAATCTTGGCAGGGCATGGTTGGTCCATGCTTGTTACACCATCGTCTTTAACCTTTCCTGCGTTATCAATATTCAGAACTAAATCCATCATAGTGGCACCTCACTGTTTCAGTTTAGCTTTTCTTCAACAACCCCA